AGCGGTTGTTTAAGCGGATCAGGCGTTGCTTGAGTTCGGGGAAGTCGTACTTGCCGCGCATGATGTCGACAATGTAAATGTCGCCGTTCCTATCCATGCCAGCGACGACCGCGACTGAGTAGTCTGCTGTTTCGGTTTTCTTGAAGGCCGTGTCTACTGCAATGATTAGAGTGGAGAAGTTTTCTGGCGAGAGGTCGGATGGGTACTTCTGCCACCACTCCGTCTTGATTAAGTTACCACCCTCAATGAATGGCTGTTGCTGATAGAGTGATGCGAACTCGCGCGGGTTAAGACGTTCGCGCCGCTTGAGGTCTTCGAGCGGAAAGCGTGAAGGCCAGAGGGGAGCCTCCTTGGTTTCGTAGATTGTGCGCTTGGCATTGGATACCGAGTTGATCTCTTTGGTCGGGAGATACTTCGGGTGGTCTTCGGGCAAGTGATTGCGGCGGATTTTGCCGCTGTTTACCTGCTTGATGGCAGGGAAGTTGATGTGGTGCCACCTGCCTTCCGCCCAGTCTTCTGTTTGTTGTAAGCGGCCAGCAAGGTCGTCTGGATGCCAGCGCGTAAGGATGATGATCTGCTTTGGCTTGGTGCCGTTGCTTTCTGGTTGAAGGCGGGTGGCTAGGGCAGAGGTGTAATAGTTCCACGTCTTGTTGCGCTGGGTCATGCTTTCCGCGTCTTCGCGAGCCTTGATGGGGTCGTCGACGAGCAGGAGGTTGGCAGGACGGCCAGATGTGGTGCCGCCAATGCCGACCGCGAAATATGCTCCGCCCTCTTCTGTGCGCCAGACGTCTGCGGCGCGGCTGTCTTGGGAAAGGTGGAAATCAGGGAAGGCTTGCGGGATTGCCTTGTCCTCTACGACCGCTCGGATTTGTCTGCCGAAGTCTGTGGCCAGTTGGCTGTTGTAGGAACAAGACATCGTGTAGCGTTGAGGGTTCTTAGCCATGTAATAAGATGGAAAGAGGACTGTGCCAAAGGTGGATTTTGCGTGGCGTGGCGGCATGGTGATGAGGAGGTTGTCTACGCCAAGTGTGCCGCGCTCTAGCTTGTCTAGGGCGTCGATAAGTTCGAGTTGAAAGTCTGCGAGTTCCCAGTCCGGGTACATCAGGCGGACAAAACCCTCGAAACTGTCAGATGCGTCGCGTAGGCGGAGGAGGTATCGGGCGACCTCGCGCTTGGTGGGGCTAGACATTCTTGCGGCGCAGCCGTTGAGACATCAGAATTTCGAACTTCGTCTCTGGATCGCGAATGCTGCCAGCCATGACCGTCATAAAGTGGTCGAAGATCGCAGCCTTGCGCTTTTCTGGCGGGACTGCGGACAGATCGACTTGCGACATGGCGTGGCCAAACTCGGATAGGTTAAGTTCTGACGGTATGCTGTCTTTTTGGCGGTTCTTAATCAGCATCTTCTATAATCTCCCCTTCAATAGTGTTAATGCCAGACGCGATTGCTTCGAGTTCTTCGCGTGACATCTCCGTTAGGTTCTTCACTTGGTGTTCGTGCTGGACGTATGAAGCGTTTAGGTCTGGAACGACCTTGTTGAGTAGCATTCCAAAGACGCGAGCCTGCGTTGGAGACCACTCCTTGCCGTTCATTACGACTTCGTTGGCCACTGTGATCTGATCGCCTACGAAACGCGCGATCTGGCCACGTATTTGCGCGGATTGCGCAGGGGTTAGGTTGTGCTTTTCGAGATTTGCTACGGCTGTCTTCATCTTTTTCACTTCTGTTGACGTCTTTCTGCAACGCATGGAGCAATAACTTGCTCGGTTCTCGTGACTTTTGCGCGTCACAAACTTTTCTCCACATGTCTTACATACTATTTCGGCCCGGCGGCTGTCGTACCTGTTAGACGTTTTCATTTTTTGCTCCGCTTACTTTTTGGGTAGGGGAGGTGACATACAACGCGCGCGACCCTCCGGCGGGATGACCCCCCGCCCCCCGCCTGCGGCGCACGTCTGTGTCACATGCAGGTCGCAGAGCGACCCAAACCGCTGATTTTGCAGGGTTTTTGCTCCCCATGTAGGGGAGTTTCTGGCCTCGTGTGTGCAGACGTTTCACGCGAACTCTCTCCGTGCCTACGCACAATGGGGTTAAAAACCCCATCGCTAGTCTTTTCAACATCTTAGCTCAGAGAGCCGCCGACCATCGTCCGCATCCACGCGTGTGTATCCCGAAGGGACTTATGGGGCGAGGTTGGTCACTGCCGATCAGCCTTCCGGCGATGCGTCCTGCGCAGCGCACGCCGCGTATTCATCCGCGCACAGGAGAACTTCACCATGGCAAAATTAGATATCACAACGCTCGCAACCTCACGCGATCACGCAGCCGCATGGACTTCTACGAAGTCCGCGCAAGCGAAGAAAGACATCCACGCACAGGTGGTCGCGAAGTCGAAGACTTCCAAGCGCGTGCGTTGGGTCAACCTCGCGAAGGCGATGGCCGAAGGCGACAACTTGCGCGTCAACGCATACGCCGCGATTGGCGAAGCCAAATCGCAAGCGTGGGCGGCGGTCAAGGCCGCGAACGCACCCGCGTCTGCACCTGCGAAGCCGAAGGCCAAGGCCAAAGCCAAGGCCGCGCCAAAGCCGAAGGCTGACGCGACGCCAGACCTCAACGCGTTTGCGAAGCAACTCGCGAGCATGGACGAGGCCGCACAAGCGGCGTTCCTGAACGCCTTCGCTCGCGCTCGCAGCTAATCACCCGCACACCTGCCTCACAGCCCTGCACGCTCACGCGTGTGGGGCTTTTTTTTGTGCCAACGAAGGAGACACGCACATGTACGAACAACAACGACACCACGACAACGCCACGCGCACGACCGTGGCCGAGGTCATAGGCCAGATCGCAATGGGCGCGATAGTCGGCCTCGTCTTCGCATGGGTGCTGATCAACTGGATCAGCGGATGCGGGGAGATAATCTACACCGCCACGGGCGCGATACCGGGCGAGTGCATCTTCATGCCATGGGTGGACTAGGCATGTGGGACAACTACGAGCTTCGCTCGCACCCACGCGGTTGGGCAATCGTTCACATCACAAGCGGGTACATCACCGAGGTCTTGCGCTCACGCGCAAAGGCCGAGGCCATGCTGTCTCGCTACAACGAGGGCATCTGATGAACTTCCTCGCAGACACCCGCAGACGTCGCAGGCTTAAACGCTTGCGGCGTTTTTTCGTTCGCAGATTACACCCACAGGTGCCGCAAGGTGTCGAAAGGGAGTTGACTGCATCGTGTAACGCAGGTTATACACACCGAGAGGTGTCACTACAACACGCACAGGTGTGTACGCGTTATTCCGAAGGAACTTATACGATGGGCAATTTCGTTGTCCAGAACTCGAAACAGAAGGAGCCGCCGCAATGACGAACCATTCATTGCTCGATGCGTTACGCATTGACACGTTCAACGACCGCAGGAAAGCCCTGCGCGACTTGGCAACACCCACCTTGGCCGAGGACATCACGTCAATCGACGTGCGTACCACGTTCGACGACAGTCCGCTCGTTGGCACTGCGTCCGACCAAATCAACCCACGTCCCACGGTATCTGGCTTGCGCGATAGCTTGGACGAGGACACGCTTTGCGCCCTGATCGACGGTCGCATCACCGCACGCGATGTTTGCGACGCTATCGTAGCCCCAGACGAAGGCGGTGAAAAATCTGCCACATCCAAGACTGGATACGCCTTCGGTCGCCCGACGGGCATCGTCAGCGCACAGCAGACGTACAACGACCTCTCAACCACACAGGAGCCAACCATGGGCTACAACATCGCCGACTTCGGCTTGCAAGACTACATCGACATCCACGATCACTGCGTGAGCCAAGGCCACGACAGCGAGGACGTGCTTGACGCGATGGTGACGGCCATCGACGCACCTGCTCTGACCATCAACGGCATACAGGCAATGCTCAACGCTCGCACACAAGGGCCAGAGAGCAAGGACTTGGCCAAGTTCGCCCAGATGGCCGCAGACGACGTCCTCAAGCACCTTGACGGCGAGGTCACAGAGACACCTGCACCGTCTGCGATCTACAATCCACCTGCCGACACGCAGTTGATTGACCTCGCGTTATCGCAAGCGGGTCTGCCACCGATTGGCAAGCTGATTGGCGAGTTGAACGACGCCACCGAGAAGGCCAAGGCCGCATCGCTGTCTGCGATACCGCAGGTGGTTGAAGCCAGTGTGGGCGATGACATCCCGACAGGTCGTGTGAAGACCGCGAAAGCCAAGGATGTGTTCGGCATCAAGGGCGTTGCGGCTCAGTCGTTCGATTTCGACGTGCCAGTGTGGGAGTGGGATGCACCGCACCCGCATGTGCCAAGCAAGGACGCAGACTACGTGTTCAGAGGCACAGACCTCTTGCGTGTGCTGTACTCGATCTTGTCGAACAAGCGCACGTATCTGCATGGCCATTCTGGTTCGGGCAAGACCACGCTCGTGGAGCAGGTCGCCGCGTTCTTGGGTTGGCCGTTCATGCGTGTCAACTTCGACAGCGAGATCACGCGCATGGACTTGATTGGTCGTGACACGCTTGTGCAAGAGGGTGGCACCACCGTGAGCAAGTTCGTCGACGGTATCTTGCCGCAGATGCTGTCTGGCCCATACATCGCATGCTTTGACGAGTTGGACTTCGTGAGGCCAGACGTTGCGTATGTGATGCAACGTGTGTTCGAGGGCAACGGCTTGATGCTGACCGAGGACGGTGGCCGCATTGTGAAGCCGCACCGCATGTTCCGCATGTTTGCGACTGGCAACACCGTTGGGCAGGGCGACGAGTTTGGCATGTATCAGGGTGCGCGTCCGCAAAGTATGGCCATGCTTGATCGGTTCACCGTGTGGGCGCACATCGACTATCTGAACGAGGCCGAGCGCAAGCGTCTGATTACCAAGCGCGTGCCTTCGCTTGCCAAGGACATGCTCGACAAGGTCAACAAGTACGTGACCGAGCATATCGAGGCGTTCAAGACGAGCAAGGTCATGCAACCGATTACACCGCGTGGCTACTTGGACATGGCCGAGGCCATCGTGATGTTCACGCAGGTGTTTCCTGCAAGCAAGCAATCCAAAGCTGTCGACGAGGCGGTCGCTATGACCGTGCTTGACCGTGCGTCTGTTCAAGACCGTGCGGTTCTCACAGGCATCGTAAACCGTGTGTTCAACTAAGGGAGATTATACACATGAAAGGTGAATTATTTACACACGAGGTCAGCAAGACCTCAAGCGTCTTCGGGCGTAAGCAAAGCGTCAACGTCGTGTTCCAAGGTGAGCAAGCGTGTACTGACGGATCAACAATCATTCTGCCATCGCTCGATCTTACTGGCGATGTCAGCGACGGCACTGCTGATGTCATTCGCGGCTACGTGGATCACGAGGCAGGGCATGTGCGGCACACAGACTTCGACGCCTTGCAGGTGTTTGGTCAGGAGTGTCAGCGCACCAAGAACAACCTGTTGCGTGCCATCCACAACGCGTTGGAGGACGTGTGGTTGGAGCGTCGTGTGATCGAGGAATATCCCGGCGCACAGCGCAACCTCGTGGCCACGTCTGATGCGGTCAATCAGGAGTTCTTGGACAACGTGCCAGCGGGTGACGCACGTCTGCGTGACGACAAGTTCGTCAGTGCCGTGGCACTCACATGGGAAGGGCGCAAGGACTACGGCGGCGATACTTGTGGACAGTGTCTTGACCTGCTCGACGCTGAGTTGCGTGCCGCGCTTGAAAACTGGGTGTCTGCCGTCGGCGGATGCAAAACAACAACAGACGTAATCGCCCTAGCCAGAGAGGTGGAGCGTCAACTGAGGACAGGAGAGCATCGTGAGCAACCACAGCAACCACAAGGACAACCAGACGGAGACGGACAGCAGAGTGCTGACGGTGAGGGCGACGCTGAGATGCGGGAGCCAGATGGAGATACGTCTGGAGACGGAGGCAAACCAAGCGGCGAGCCTATGGGCGAAGACGATGGAGATGCTTCACCTGATGGGAGCGATGCCGCACGCAGTGAGGGCGACGGAGAGGACGGTGAGCAAGAGCGCGACCGAGCCAAGGGCGTAGGCGCAGGCCAGAACGAGGACGACCCCGAAGTGTACGAGGACTTTGACCTGTCGAGAGCGGTCAAGCAAG